TTGGCGCCGACCGGGATGTTCTGCAGCCGCCCATAGAGGGCGTCGCGCGTCGTCTTGGTCGCCGTGATCGCCGCCTCCGGATCGACGGAGCCTGGACGGCCAAAGGCCTTCTGCAGGCCGGCGTTGACGCCCTTGCCTAAAATTCCCGCCGCGCCGCCCATCACCCCGCCTTCGAGCGCGCCGGTTACTACGTCGGTAAGAGGATTGCCAGTTCCTTGCGACAATCCGCTCGTCCCGCCCGCCAGTGCGCCCTCGGCCGCCACGCCGCCAACCCCTGCGCCGCCAATCGCCCTGCCTGCTGGCCCAAGAACTTTTCCCGGCCCAACAGCATAGAGAGCCGCCGAAGTGATCGGCGACATCGGCCCGAGGTTGGATTGCGCCTGGGCAGTCGCGCTCTTCAAAGCGGAGGGCACGCCAAGGCCAAGCGTGAGATCGTCGAGCGCGGCGAGACTATAGTCGCGCGCGGCTGGCAAGATCCCTTCGTCGGCCGACGCAAATGCGGTGCCGCCCTTCCCTTCTTGAAACAAGGCGTTGTAGAGCGCGCCGTGTTGCGCCTGAGTGGGTTTAGCCTTGGCGTCGAACTGGTCGAACGGATTGCCGCCGCCGCCCGCAGGGGCTGCGGCCTGGGTGGCGTCGAACTGGTCGAACGGGTTAGCCATTACTGCCCCAGGACGGCTTTCGAAGCTCCTGCTCCATATTTGGCGTCGAACTGCGCCGCCAGATTGGGATTAGCTTTCAGGTAAGCAACCGCGTCGGGAGGAGCCCCTCCACCCCCGCCGCCCTTCGGCGGGTTGCTCGCCCATTGCCCGCCATGGCCAGCGTAGAGGTCGCCGCCGGGCAGATAGGCCGAGTTCACCAAAGGCTTCGGATTGTTGGGGTCGCTCGTGTCCCATTTCATAGCGTCGGGGATTTCGTCGATCCGGCCCGCGGCGCCGAGCGTGTTAACGTAGCTCTTGTTCAACTGATTCTGGAACTGGCCGAATTGACTCATGTAGCCTTCTGGCGACTGGGTGAAATTGGTCAGCGGACTTAAAGCCTCGCGCAAGTTCTTCACCTCAGTCCCGGTGCGTCTTGATCCCGTGCTCTGGAAGGCTTCGCCATAAACCTGATTGTTGAGAGTCTTCATCTTCATCAGGGCGTCCTGCTCAGGCTGGGTCAGCGCCGCCGCGGTCATCAAATCCTTAGCCGTCGAGATCCAGCCGGGATCTTTTTCATCCATATTCATCAACTTGATCGCCGCGCCTTTCTTCCACTGGCTGGATAGAATGTTTTGCATCACCGGCGTCGTGCCGTCGGTGTCGACCGCGTTTTTGATCTGATCGGCGCTGGCCCGCATCTGGTCGAGTTGAGACAGCATGTCGGGCGCCTTCTGCTGCGCCTCGAGCAGATCTTTCTGCTTGGTTTCCGCGCCCTGCTTGGCGATGTCGATATTCGCCGCGCCCTGCGCCTGGATGTATTTCTCTTTCGCATCCGGCGGCAGCGCATTCCAAAATTGCTCGGTTCCCGGCGGCGCCGGGATGTTCTGCATCCGCTGCATATTCTGCAGCATGAGCAGATTGCCCAGTTGAGCTCCAGGATCGGCGCCCTGGCGCTGCGAGCCCATGATTGCGTTGGCCATCGAGGGGGTCGAGAAGGCCGCCGCCATCAAGTTGAGCCCGTGGTCGATCTCGTTCGCCGAACGGTTCCGCTGCTCCATCTGCAGGTACAAGGACGCGAGATCGGGCGGCGATTGGGTCGCCGCGGTCGGCGGCAGGCCTTGCTGCCCCGGTGGAGGGGGTGGAGGCGTATTTGGAGGAGGCCCGCCAGCGCCCATCTGTGGAGGCATAGGGCCAACCTGCGCGCCCCTTTGCTCGGCTGGAGTGGCGGGGGTGACCTGTGGGCCGCTCGCGGGGGCGCCTAAAGGAAAACGCTGCCCCGGCGCGACTTCAGGAGTCCTAAGCGGAGGCGCGGGCCCTACCTGACCGGGCGATGGTTGCATATAGCCAGTTCGCTGCACCGGCGGCGCATTGGGCGCCAGCTGCGGCGCTGGGTTCATCGCCGAGGCGAGCTGTGAATACGGATTGCCGTACATCAGGTTGAGAAGCTCAGCGCCGATCATGCCGAAGCTCCCTTCTGCGCCTGCAACTGGTTCAAGGTGTTGAAAAACCCGGTGTTGCTATAGCCGCCGGGGATCTGAGTCCCGCCGAACGGATGCGCGGCCAAGAAGGCCGATAGGACCGAGGGCTGCGGCGCGCCGGTCTGAGACGTCCCAGGCTGCATCACCGCGCCGGGCGTGGTCACCTTTCCAGGGTTCGAAAGCGCGTCGAGATAGGCCTGGCGCATGTTGTAGGGGTTGGTGGGCGCGGCTGGCGCTGCGGCCGAAGCCGAAGGTTGACTGGCCATCTGGTTGAAACCGGACCCGCCGGCGTTCATCAGGGCGAGCGCCGTCGAAGCCTGTGGGTTGGCCCCGCTCGGATTGCTGCCGGAAGCGACGAAATTATTTCCTGACGGCATCATCGCCAAGCCAGAGGCATATTGAGCCATAGGGCCACTGGCGGCGTTCCGCTGGGCTGGGGTCAGGGCTTGCCATTGTTGCGGGGTCATCCCGCCGCGCGGCTGCGCCACCGCCGTATTCTGGCCTTGCGGAATATTGACGCCGGAGAATGGATTCGCCGTGCTAGCGACTGCGCCCGAAGTGTTCAAAGTCGTGCCCGGCGGGTTGGCGGCGCTCCAGGCGTTGGAAGCGTTCTGGGTGTCGGTGAAGCTCTGAATCGGTTGGCCCGAAGCGTTGGTCGGCGCGCCATAGAAGCCGGCCATCGGGATCTGGCCACTATATTGGAGATAGGGATTCGGACCCGTGAGCCCCTGCAAGCCGAGCATGTTCTGATAGTCGGCAAGCGGATCATCGCCACTAGCCATATAACGCTCCTGTGGAATTCAACGTGGTGCCCGGCGTCGGCGCCGCATTGGCCATCGGCATCGTCTGGCCGCCCTGATAGCTCATGGTCGAGCCCAAGCTTGGCGCGCCTCGAGCGCCCTGCAGCCCGCCCATCTGCCGCGTCGCCATCATCAGTTGCGGGGCGAGCGCGGCGATCTGCGCCTGGCGCGCGTTGCCCATCGCCGAAGCGGCCTGCTGCCCCTCGAGGTTCATCGGCGGCGGCGCGCTATCGCCCCCGCCTCCCGCGAAAGTCGACTGTAGATTATCCATCGTGGATTTGGTTCCGGGCCCGCCGGTCGGCGCGCTGAGCGCCGCGAGCGCCATGCCGACGTTCGCCGGCTGTGCGGCTGCGGGCGCGGTTGTCGCTGCGCCTGTGTTGGGAGTCGCTGCGCCAATCTTCCCGGCGGTGTTGGCCACATATTGCGCCACTGTATTGTGGCCGTCGCTCGAATTTCTGATCCAGGGCGTCGGCGAGCCCGGCGGGGCGACATTGCCGGGACCGGAAAAATAAGCGACCGCCCAGCGCGCCGGGTCATTCGGCCAGCGCGTAGCGTAATCCTGCATGATCCGATTATGGATCGCGACATTGTCGGCGGGATTGCTGAGACTCTCGCCTGGCCGCATGTACGGCTTGGCGGTCGCTGGCATGATTTGTCCCGGCCCGACCGCGCCGGCATAGCTGGTGGGGTTCTTCAGGTTGGTCGAAGTCGAGCCGCTCTCATGATGGAGAATGGCTCCCGAAGTCGCAGCGACAAGCGCCGGCGACGAAGGCATTGGCGACGGCGCATAGGTGGTCGAAGTCGCCGGCGCAGGGGGAGTCGGCGTGACCGGGCGAGCCGGCGGCGCAGATCCTCCAAGAGGCGAAGGTTGATAGGCGTCGTCAGCCACCGAGGGCCCCTATGATTGGAGCTCCCGGCGCACGCAGTTTCGCGTTTGAAGCCAAGATCCCGCGCGAGGGCGGGGTGGCGTTAGGCGACAGGGCTCCTCCGGGCTGGGGGCTCTGTTTGAGTATCCCGATCGCCTTCGCCACCCCTGGCGATGAGGACAGCGCGTTCAGCATGTCCATATGCACCGCCATGTGCCCGGCGGTGGTCATCTTTCGCACCGCGTGGGGAGCGATCTTCTTCACGTCCTCGGCCATCGGACCGACCACCTTCGGGTAATGCTTGGGGTCGCCCTTGTACCGATAGGCGTACATATCGATGCCGGTCGGGTGCTTGCCGATCTTGACGATGTCGGTCTTCAACCGGCGATCGGAGCCGCCGAACATGTTCATCAGGCCACTCATCGCGCTGGTGCCGCCCGCGGGCGCAGAGAACAACCCGCCAAGCGTCTGCAGGCCGCCGAGCGCCGCGGCCATCGGATTCGATTGGGTCTGGGTGGTGGTCGAAGCCGAAGTGCCCGACGTCCCAGTGTCGTAGGGCGTCATCCCGAGCGCGCTCTCCATCATCCCGAGCTGCTGCTGCGGGTATTGGAAAGCCTGCTGGAACTTCGCCATCTGAGCGTTGATGTCGTTCTGACCCTGTTGCTGCTCGAAACCGCCGGCCGAGGTCAGCATCCCATAATTGGCGATGTTGTTCTGCATCTGCTGGGTGCCGAGCGTGCCCAACCCCTGCGCCGCTTGGTTGGTCAATTGCTCCTGAGAAAGGCCAGCCGCCTGATTGGCGAGGTTCGCTTGTTGCGCCGCGGTCGAAGCCTGGCCGAAATTCGCCTGGTTCAGCTGCGCCGCCATCTGACCTTCGTTCAGAGCCCCTTGAGCCTGTGCGACGCCTTGCTGGATGCCCTGCCTGGACCCGCCATAGGCGTTGGCCGAGGCCGCCTGATCCTGCACCTGGTTCTGCTGCAGCGCGTTGGCCTGCTGCATCAAAGGAAGAGTCTGGTTGATCACTGAGCTCGTGTACGGATTCATATAGCCGGAGAGCTGCCCTGAGCTCGGCGCGTTGATCTGGGCCGGCGTCTGCCCCATGGTGTTGAGATAACCCGACTGCGCCGCGTTCTGCGCGTCCTGACCAACGTTGCCGGAATTGGCGGCGAGGTTCCACGCCTGCTGGGTCTGCGGCGCAGTATCCGCGACCATCTGCCCCTGATATTGCTGCAAAGGCTGCGAGGCGACCTGTTGCGCCAGGCCGTAATTCTGCTGCCCAGCGTTCTGGACCCATTGCGGGATCTCGTTAGTGCTCTGGGAGCTGCCCTGTTGAACGGTGGTGCTTGAGCCGCTCATAATTCCCTCTGATACAAGTAAGAGGTCGTCCGCACCTTCCAGCCGTGGCTTCTCGCTTCCCCCATCCAGCCGCGACGACCGTAAGCTTGAACGATCGCGATGTCATGATCGCGGGCGTATTGTAGAATTCGATCGTGCAGTCGCCGGCAGGCCTCAAGATCCCCGAGCGCCACCAGGACGTCCATCATCCGAGCTCGAGGGTAATCGACGATCTGTGTGATCACCCACGAATCCCCATCGGCGAAACTCTGCATCTTGCCGGCGGCGAGCGCGTCGAGAATGTCGGAGACGGTGTAAACCCCGCCCATCCGATCGAGCGCCCGTGCGAGCTTCGCATGATAGGGATGCATCACGGCTGGCCGCCTCCGAGCGGCACCGGGGTGGCGACGAACGTCCCGTTCTGCTGCACCTGTAACAACCAGACATTGGGCGCGACGCCAGGCGGCGCGTCGTTGGCCTGCAGCATGATGCCGGGCAGCGCCTGGTTGGCGTTCAGCTTGGCGGCGAAACCCTGCCGGCACCACAGCGAAAACTGCTGCAAATAATTGCTCAGGACCGAAGTGATGGTCGGATCGTTGGGCAAAGGCGGCGGCGGATGCGCCTGCGAAGGGGTGGGAGCGCCAGGCGAAACAATCATCAACGATCTCCTCGAGCAACGCTGTCGACCAGGTGCTGGCCGACCGTCACAGGGTTGACTTGTGGGCCGGCGATCTGGATCCGGAGCCGGATGTCGCGGCCGGTCGTGCGCAGATCGAGAAAGCCATTCGAATTGACCGCTTTCGGAATCGTCTGCTTCTCCGCGACTGCGATCGACGCGCCCGTCGAGCTCGGCATGACAGACCGGCTATTCTTGTAAAACAGCGAGTAGAGCAGGTTGGTGACGTCGCCCTCGATGTCGGGGATCATCTGTTTGACCGTGGTCAACCGTGAACCGGAATTGAGATTGAGATCGAAAGTGTCGGCCCATGGCAACGGCACGTCGACGGGATAGGTGGTGCCGCTTTCGTGCTGATAAGGAATCAGACCATCGGCCATGATCGTCGGCACGGTGAAAGACGAAGCGATGCCGGCCGAGCGCGACATCTGGCCTTGCGACCACCACCCTTCCTTGTAGTTTAGGATCGCGACGCGGGTGTTGTAGCCCGAGGGGTTATTGGCTGGGCCCTGCGGGAAGAACCACCAGAACTCATTGAACGTCTCGACATGAACCGCGCAGGCCTGCCAGCGCACGTTGAGGATGTCGATATCGTCGTCGATCCAGGGGCGGATCTTGCACGGCATGGGCGCGACCCAAGCGCCATTGTACGAAAACATGCCCTGATCGCTGAACCACAGCGTCATCATCGTGGTAGCGACGACGCTGCACGAGCTCCAGGGCGTCGCGTTCTTGTAGATCTCGGTGTAATTGTAGATGTACGGCAGGCCGAGGAAGGCCGATATGTAGGTCCGCGTGGCGCTCCAAAAGAGGATCCCAAGCGGGCTCGCTTTCGCGCAGAGAATAGGTGAAGCAGGTTCGATATCGAGGAAGCCTGCCTGGCTGGTGATGTTGGAATAATCCCAGGCGTAGAAGTTTTCCTGATCGCACCAGGCGAAACGCCGAAACGAACCGCCATTGGTCGAATCTTGAGCTCCGAAAACCATCACGAACCTTTCGTTCGTGATCACAAAACAATGCCCAGTCGGGACGATGCCGCGCTCGGCGACGACCGCTTGCGCTGGATTGCCAAAGATTAGGATGTCGCCCGCGGCGCCAGCGTTGAGCGCGTTGGCGGTCAAAGTCAGCGTGCCCGTGCCGACTGGATAGGTCAGCACCGCGCCGACCGGCAGCTTGCTGGTCGCATTGAAGACGCTCATTCCCGGCGCGACGCTGCCATCGTTAGCGTCGGTCATCATGATGGCGTCCATAGCCGTAGACCAAGGCTGGTAGGACGGATCTTGGAACACCACGCCAGGACCGCCGCCGGTCGGATCCCATTGCAGCAAGCGCCCATCGGGCGAGGTCATCACCAGGAGAATCTGACCGAAATTGTCCATGCTCCAAGCGTCGGGCACGACCTCCATCGGCTGAATGCTGGAAATCGTCGGCTCGCCATAAAGCCCGGCCGAATAGAGCCCATCGCCATAACCGCCTACGCTCGGCGGCTGCGGCGCGATCATGCCCTCGAAAGGCGTGATGTCGAACAGCACCCCACCGACGTCGACATAGAGATTCTCTTCGCACAGATATGCGATGTAATGAACTTCCCCAAGGTCATACCAGGAATGGATCAGCTTGCAGCGACTGGCGAATGAATAGGTAAGCTGAGCTTGTGGGCCAACCGGGGTGAGGCGGCCCTCGACCCAGCGCATCAAGTTCACTTCCGACCAATTGGACGAGCGTTGTTGCTTAGTCGGAAAAGCGACCACGCCAGGTGGAATTTCCAATGGGCGAAACTGGGTCGACATTATCGCGCCTTGAGCTCCTCGATCTCCTGTTTCAAATCTTTGACCGCATTGACCAGAGCGAAGATCAAAGGGTTGATGTCGAGCGTTCGTAAATCCTTCACCGACTTGCCGTCGATGAAGCCATCGATCTTGTTCACCATGTCGGGGATGATCGTTTCGGTTTCCTGCGCCACCAGTCCGATGAATTGCTGACCGCTCACCCGCGCGTGCAGTGAAACTCCGTCCTTGGTCAGACTATCGTTGCCCTTGTAGTGGTAGCGAACCGGCCGCAGGGCGAGCACCTCGGCCAGGCCCGGCTCGTATTCGCGATCGACCGTCTTGATGCGCGCGTCGGAGAAGGCTTCCCACTGAATGGTGCCGGTCTTGTAAGTATGCGACGCGCTGGTCAGGAAATTGTCGCCCTGATCCATGGCGAACCAACCACTGCCGATGGAATTGCTAACGATGGCGTAGCCGGTCGAAGCTTGCCAACCGTAGAAACAGCGCAGCGTCCCGCCACTATCGTAAACGCTGTACTGAGCGTCGCTGCCGGTGCTGGTCAGGCCAAACGCGCCATGCGCGCCGATCGACGCGCCCGAGGTGATGCCAGCAGAGGCGTTGATTCCTCCGTTGACCTGTGCGCTGGCGCAGTTGAGCGGCCCGGTCGTATAAAAGCCATTTGCCCCACCAGTGACGCCGCCGTTCCCGTCGATAGAGCCGGCCGCATACATATTGCCGTTGGAGTTGACCGCGCCGCCGGTGATTGTCGCGCCGGTGCTGATGTTGCCGGCCACATTGAGCGTCTGGCTGAAAGTCGCGGTGCTCGACGCCCGGTTGATCGAGAGCGGCGCGTCGAGGTAAGCCCCAGCGTCGTTGAAGCTCTGTAGAATGAAGTTCGAACCAGCATTGCTGCCGCTCTCGGCCGAGCCGTCACCCAGAAACATAATCCAGCGCATCGAGCCGGCCGCTTGGCCTGAAATCGAATTGGCCGCCGGCGCAGTAGGAGTGTTGAGGACAATCTTCTGCGAAGAAGTGACGACCTGATTGGCGTCGTGAACCTGAGCGTCAATGGCGTCGAGGTTGGCGTTCCACTTCGTGCCCCAAGTGGTCGCCGAAGCGCCGACTTCAGGCTTAACCCATTGGTAGTTTGCAGTTAAGGTATCGGCCACGCGCCTATCTCCCCAGGCTTGTTTCGAGGTCCGTCAACCGCGCCTCGATGTCCTGCACCTGAGCATGAACTTCGTTGATGTTGGGCGCCGGCGGCTCTTCGATCGGCGGCGTCGGATTGGCAGGCGGCTCCTTCGGCGCGTTGCCCTCGTCGAGCCACGCCAGATAGTCCTGATAGTCGACGTTGTCGGGATCGAACGGGATGAACGCGCCATCCTCGTCGCGCTGGATCATGCTGTCGTGAGGTTGGTTGTTCATGTGATCCCAGACTTGCGTGTAGGTCATGGTCAAAGCTCCGCGCTCGCAGTGTAATTGTTATCGAACGCCATGGTGCCAGCCGCCGCAGACTGAGCGTAAGTGCGAAATCCTGCGGTGGTTATGGCGTCTATTGTCGCAGCCCCGACGTTTGACGGCGCTTGTATTTGCGACTGGAATGCAACCGTAGGAGTGGCGCGCATCTGAACAGGGAAGCATCCACCTGCGCCAAGATAATTGCTTGCTCCAGCGGCGGTAGAGACTGCGTGCACAGGAATATTGGCGCAATAATATCTCTGGCAATCCGCCAAAGTCTTAGCGAGCGACTGCCGATTGAACGGCGTTGCTACGCTGCCGATTTCGAGCTTCACGCCGGTCACTTGGAAAGTTGCGCCATTCGTAGCAACGACGCTGACTGCGCCATTTGCGCCAGAAAAATTACCATTCGCCCACGCGCCCGCTGGAGCGCGATAAGTCGCGCCGCCGCCCAGTTCAAAAAAGACCATGGCCGCCCCGCCATTTCCCCTCATTACCCATGTTCCAGTAGTATCCCCCGGAATAGTGACAGCAATCTTCGTCCAGGTATTTGCAGTGGAAACCGAATAAGTAAAAGGATAAGATCGGGTATTGGCGTAATTGCCTATTGCACCACTAAATGTTCCAGTCAGGCTTGAAGCAACCAAAAATGATAAGGTAACCGGCTGCGCGTTAGCCGTTCCCCAAGCGAAGTCGCTGATCATGTCAGCTTCGATAGCCTGTAGAAAAGAAAACGTGTCTCCTGCGAGCGGCGTATAAGCTGAAGATGATGTGAAAAAAAGGTAATAGGAAATGGGAGGAACGTTCGACGTTGCACACGTCCATGTTCCTTTGGCGGCCTGTGTCCCATTATAAAACCAACGATCAAGAGTATAACCAAACGCCGTCCCAGAAGAAACGCCACGCTGATTGACGCGCATGTCGCCGTTGATGAGCCTGTTGTCGTTCATCGCCGGGACGAAACCCGCCAACGGCACGTAAGCGATGGAGAGGCCGCTCGCGGACCACTTCACCCCGTCCCAAACCCAGGTCACGCCCGCAGCGGTGAACTGCTGGCCGACCGTAGGATTGGCGGGGAAGTCGATCATAGCTCCGCGCTCGCGGTCCAGTTAGCGCTACCAGTGTCTGCGCCTGATCCTGTAGCTGTTACTGAGAACGATAAATTATAACCAGAGAGGTTCACAGGAGTGCAGGTTGTCCCAGTTGTATTTGATGGTGAACTCACAGCGGTCGTCATTGTTGGCGTAGCTCGCATCGCAACAGGAAACGTATAACCAAGTAAATTGCCCCATGCTGTCTGCCATGCACTACAGCCAAGGCTCATACGTGCAGTTCCAATCTGATAATACCTCTGGCAATCGGCCATGCTCTTAGCCAGCGACTGCCGATTGAACGGCGTTGCTACGGAGCCGATCTCCAACTTGACGCCTGTAATTTGAAGCACCGCGCCATTAGTCGCCACGATGTTAACAGCACCAGTCACGCCGACATAGTTGCCCGTCGCCCAAGTCCCAGCTGGAGCACGCCAAGTCGCGCCAGACCCAAGATCAAATCGAAGAAACGCTCCAACTCCATTGCCGCTCATCAGCCACCCAGTACCGACTGTATCGCCTGGGATAAGGACAACAATCTTCGTCCAAACACCGCTTGTAGGGATAGAAAATGTAAAAGGATATGACCTTGTCGAAGTACCACCGCTGCCATAATTCGCAATTGCTCCACTATATGTGCCAGCATAAGCTGACGCTGCCCAAAACGATAATGTAACCGGCTGAGCGTTAGCCGTTCCCCAGGCGAAATCGCTAATCATGTCAGCTTCAATATTTTGATTAAAGAGGAAAGTATCCCCAGCTAATACTGCATAAGCAGACGTTGATGTGAACGAAAGAAAATATGGAAACCCAATCGGCCCTGGACTTTGCCTACCCCACGTACCTTTAAACGTTTGAGTTCCTGTATACATCCATCGGTCGACGGTATAAACGCTCGTTCCAGTCCCACTCGCGCCGTTGTTTCTTTGATCTATCCGCATGTCGCCGTTGATGAGCCTATTATCGCCCATCGGCACGAGCACGGTCGAAATGGTGCCGTCCGCCGCCGCCTTGATCGACGTCCCATCGACCTTGACCGAGCCCAAGACCGTCGTCGAAGCAGGCGGCGGAAGGCTCGCGGAATTGCTCGCCGGAACCCATTGCGAGGTGTTGGGATCCGCGTACCAGACGTACAATTGCCCGCCGACGCTGTCCCACCACAGAGCCCCTACGGAGGGCGCTGAAGGGGGTGTGTCGCTGACCGTGATGGAAGCCCCGCCAGTAGCCGCGCTGGCCCAGGAGAGGATCCCTGCGCCATTGGTCGACAGAAATTGACCAGGCGTCCCGCCATAGATCGCGAGATTATTCGGGCTAGCGAGAGCAAGAAGCCCGTTGACCGCCAGGCCGCCCTGAATCGTGACGCCGGAGCCATTGAAGACCGTCGAGCCGTCCGCCCGCGCGATGCTTAGCCACGTCCCAAGAAGCACGCCGGTCGTAGAATAAGCCTGGAGGCTGAAATTCGCCCCGACGTTGTTCAATCCCTCTGCTGTCTGATCGCCTAAATTCAGCACCCAACGCATGACGTTGGACGCCGAGCAGAGAATAGCGCGAGCGTTGTTCACCGGAGCATTCAGGACCAAGCTGTTTGGTCCCTGGACCGTAGTGACGCCGTTAACCGTCAGACTGCCGGTGACCGTGCCGCCCGCAATCGGCAGGTAAGGCCCGCCGGTGACCGGAGTCGTCCAAGTCAGATTGCCGCTGCCATCCGCTGTCGGCACCTGACCCGCGGGACCATCGCCAATCTGCAGCTGCGCCAGCGTAGGCAGATAAGCCGCCGCCGAGCCATAAAATGTCAGCGCGCCTGAAGTCACCGCACCGCCCGCGCCCAGCGTGACCGCGCCGGTGTAACCGCCGCCGCCGGCCGGAACCACGAGGTTCCAGGCTCCTAACGTGCGCCCATAGGTCTGATTGTCGGGCGGCTCCTCGACCCCCGCCCCATGCGCCTCGAGATACTCAAGAGTCACCGCCTCCATCGGCTCGACGGGATCGCGCGCCAGGTAGACCGGACCCGCGAAAGTGGCCGAGAGATCGACGCCCGAAATCTGCATCGCAGCGTCGAGCACGGCGCCCGCGCCATCGAGATGATTGATCTGGAAATTCGGCGGCGAGCTCCCATCGTTGAGCGAGACTTGCCAGTAGAGCGAGCTCACCGTCGCCGGCACGCCGGTGATGACGATGCCGTCGACGATCGAGGGCCCGCCGGTCGTGGAGCAACCTTCAGTCTGATCCCAGTCGTTCGACGGCGGCAGCGGGTTAGGCGCCCACGTCGGCGGCTTAGCGGGAGGTCCGGGGATCCATTGATCGTTCAACCAAAGCTCCTCACTCGAGTTCGCTTCAGTCGTGAACCGCTCGCCTTCGAGCGCAACCAGGCGGCGTTGAGATCGTCAATCCGCTTGTCGACCTGCGCCCCCATCAAGAGCGCCTGCTGCTCTTCGCCAACCGCATGCAGATCCGCGTGCATCAACGCAGCGAAGAGGTACAATGACGGATAGTTGGTGTAGACCCAACTCGAGCCCGTGGTCGCGAACACCGGCACCTGCTGGAAATAATTCATCTGGAACAGCGTGCCCTCGATCGGGTCGGGCGCGCCGCCGAAATAGATCGTCAATCCCTCGATCGTGTAGGTTAGCCAGGTCGAATTGAAATTCTGCACATAAGTGCCGGAATAAGGCGTCGCCGGGATGCGAAAGAACTCGTCGCGCGGCTTGTACGTGATCGGAATCCAGCCGGTCGGCGTGGCCTCGTTCGCCATCAAGATGAGGTCCGTCTCGAGCCAATCGCCCGGCAACGGCGCGCAGCCGCAGGTGACCGTGTTTTGCGTGGTCGCGATCATTTGCCCAATGCGCAGACGTGAATTGAGCTTCTCTTCAGCCATCGAAACAAACGAGGCGACCAGCGCCTGTGACCAATCCTGGCGATTGGCCCAGTCGGCGATCTGCGCGCAAAAGGTGTCGTAGTCGCTCATTGCGCCCCTCCCTGCCAATATTGAAGGGCGTCTTGCATTTGATCGGGCGTAATCCCTCCTTGCTGCCGATTTTGAGTGGCGGCGTACATTTGCGCCGGCGTGAATGGCGTTCCGATAGACGGACTGTCATTGTGCGGACTCCAGCCGGCTGGGCCAGGAGCGATCGGCTGGTGGGGATCGATGTACGGCAGAGTGAGTGAAGGCGGCGAACCAGGCCTAGCCGGCATCTGCCGCCATCCCTGCTGGGGCGGTGGGGCGAAGTAACGATTAAACGATGCAGAATAAGCCCCGGTGTCGGCGCCAACTGGGTCAGCAATATCGCCAATGTTCAGCATAGGATCGAGCTGTATCTGAGGATATTGAAAAGGGTCTTGCTGCGCCTGCGCATCAGCGAAACTCTGGCCGACAGCGCCCGTTCGCCGATCTTCGATATTCCGCGATGTCGGCAGCGGCTGGTAATTCATCCCAAACGCTGATCCATGCGAAGCTGGATGCTGCACTGGCTGCGGCGGTAGATTGCCGAAGATCCAATCCTGCCAGCCTGTCATCACATCCTCCCCATCGCCCAGAGGATCAGAACGACGATGAGGATGAGGACAATCAGCCCATTGACGCTGTAGCCAAGCCCGTAGCCAGGCCGCCACGGCGCGCCCTGATAGAACATCGGGCCGACCCCACCGAGCAGCACGATGATTAGAACAATGACGAGGACGAGGGCGAGCGGGCTCATTCAGGCGGCCTCCCTCGACTGAGCCAATAGGCGACCACGGCGCCAAAGGCGGCGACCAGGCCGCCGATCGCGCCCGAAGTGATCTCGTCGGTCGGAATGGTGAACAGCGCGCAGAAGGTGACGAGCCCGAGGAAGGCTAGGATCACCAACAGCGAAATGGTCAGCGTGCCGCCGGTCTTGTCGAACTTGCTGGCGGCGATGACCAAAACCACCGTCAAAACAACAGCAATCACTAGCCCTATAGACGCCGGATAATCCATGATCCGCGGCGTTGGCGGCGGAATGACCAGATCGGACGCAGCCATTCATCAGCTCGGCTCCGGCATAGGAGCCCCAGCGGGCAGGCCAGGGAGCTCGGCCTCCACCATCGGAGCGGCGGCCGGGATTTGCTTGAGGGCTTTCTTAAATAACCAATAGTAATTGGCGATAGTGCTGGCTTTGTCGGTGCCGTTGACGATTCGGCGCGCGTTGACGGGATCCTCGATCCCCTTCGCCTTGGAGAGATATTTCGGCAGGCCGACGCCGGTGAACCAGCCGTGAATCATGCCGTCGTAGCTGACCAGCGCCGAGGTCTGGGGGTGCAGCATTTTGTGCGCCTCGGGATGGATATTGGCGTCGACGCCGTAACGTTCTTTGAGGAATTTCTGACCGTTTTTGTAGTTCTCCTCCCAAGTCAGCTGAACATGCCCGCGACCGTAGTAGCACTGGCCATGTGGGCCGGCGGGCTTGCCGTAAGACTTGCCCGCGCCCTTGCCGTATTCCTCGATCGGCTGCATCGTCTCGGCCGTTTCGTGGAAAAAGGTCGCCAGCGCGTAGGCGAGCCACATCGTCCCATCATTCGGATTGTTCTGCTCGAAATGCTGCTCCCACGTTTCGAGCAGATAATTTTGGCCATCGACCTGGGATTGCGTGAGGTTGCCTCGAAAGAGATCTTTCCTCACCGTATCAAAGTAAAATTTCCGGTCGTACGGCATCAGACCCTCCCCTGCCAGATCCGCCAGGGCGTCGCCTCTGGGCCGTTGAGCCAGATCTTGAAGGCGTCTTCGTCGTGATAGACGCCGCGATGGATGAGATCCTCGACAACGAATTTCGGCAGGCGCGCCACGAGCTTGTTGACGCCGTGACGCATCGTTTCTCGGTCGCGCGCGATGCCGTCCAGGATCGGCTCGATGTCCGTAGCTGTTTTCACGTGAAACACATCGGGCTGATCTGTGTCGTAGATCAGCGTTCTCGTGACCCCGTCGCGGGCTTCGTATTTTCTGCGTTGCTCTCCCAATTTTACCTCACCCATGTTAGAGTGAGCGGGGAGAAGCAATTATGCGTTTCGTCGACAAAACAGGCCGCCGATATGGTCATCTGATTGTTCTTCGCCTTTCCCACATGCACGAAGGTAGATCGTATTGGCTCGTCCGCTGTGACTGCGGAGACGAACGTTCTATCAAGGGAGGAGAACTGACTGCGGGGCAACAAACCAGTTGCGGTAAATGCTCTCGCCGCGACCCTAACCGGCCACGAAAACGAAAACACGGACATCGCCTGAAAAAAGCGACGCCGACCTACTATAGCTGGCAAGCCATGCGACAACGCTGTCTTAACCCAAAAGCCCACGCAGCTGAGCGTTACCACGGTCGAGGAATTACGGTTTGCGACCGCTGGCATAGCTTCACCAACTTCCTTGCCGATATGGGTGAAAGACCACCCAGACGAACACTCGACCGTATCAATAACGAAGGTAATTATGAGCCCGGAAATTGTCGCTGGGCGACAAGATCCGAGCAAAGCTTAAATAGACGCCCCACAATAAAAAGTAGTGGGGATTAGAAAGAAGAAACTACGGAGCGGGAGGCGCTTGCGCAATGCCATTGAACAAAATGTGGGCGAGTCCATTGCGTGTTTCCACGCCCCATTCGACTACAATCATCCTCGTTTCTGCGTCGCCTGTTCTTGCCATTAAGTATTGTCTGAACGCTCTGAAGTACCCAAGAGCTGCATAGTCTGGATCTAAAAGCAAACCAACGTCAGGAGGAACCCAACGACTTGGGATACACTTGACGCGCCCGAAGTCAGTAGCAATTACGTCTACAGTAGAAACGACTTCAGTTTTCCCGACTAGAACTTGAGTAGTCGATCTACCAACAAAGGTGCTGACGGTTCTCTTCGGCCCGGGCGGCACCACCCATAGCGACGGCGACGCGCCGTTGGTGTAGGCGAGCTGCATCGCATTACCCAACATGTCCTCGGTCAATGCAACCGGAGTGCCGGGCGCAGGGAAGTTGGCGTATTGGGTCGCCGGCAGCGTGCCAGGGGTGTCGGGCGAAACTGCGCCACCCGGACCCGTACCGCCCTTACCGACCGCGGTGGCGATGGCGTGCGTCAGCGATTCGGTGACCCGCGCCGTGGTGCCATCGACGCCATCATTGCGCGCCTGGCGCGAGCACAACGCCGTCTCCATGTCGCTTTTGAGCACCTTGCTGGCCATGGCCATCTGGTGCGCCATTTCCGACGACTTGCCCGCAGCGTCGGATTCCTCTTGCGACCCTGACACGGTCGCATCGCGCTCGGAGATCTGAGTCGCGTTCTGCATCCGAATCGTCGGCTGGGCCGGCGAGTTGGCGAGAACGAAACCTTCGACTTGGGCGTTGGTCGGGTTAACAACAGGTAAGAATTCAGTCTGCCAGTCGAAGAACCTGTTCTTGACGTTGCGCCTGCGAATAGCTGACATCACCGGCGTATCGAAGGGATCAATATTGTAGATCGCGTTCGACAAGTCTTCTCTATTGCCCACCGCCATATAGGTGGTGAAGGCATTCGTAACCTTTGCCATGGGAAACTCCCGTTAGAGTAGCCTACGAAACACTTCGGCGGTCGCGTCTAGCGATCCACTGCTCGCCTGTCGGCGTAATGCTTCGTCGAGCCCTCTCCGTTGCCCATTCCCATTGAGGGGTGTAGCGGCGCCGGGAGTTAACGTTCGACCTTTGCCTGGAATGACAGCCCTTGGTCTGGCCGCCATCATCCGATCATACCTGCTCGCCTTTAGTAATACGGTCAACATACGTGGATCGTATACTGTGGCGACTTCATACTCGCTGAAACCAGCATTCGCCGCGGTGCGCCGCATCGATTGCAAGTGCTTCTTCAGCGTCGGTTCGTCAGGAATCTTGTTGTCCATGACGAATTTCGAGAAGCCTTTTACTGCGTAATCCTGAACCTGTCGATCACGCTCCTGTTGAGCCTGGATCTCCCTCTCTGCCCGTGCTTGGCGAGAGGCCGCAAGCTTGCTGTAAATTGTCTGAAAGATCTTTTGCTGAGCATGCGCGCCGGCCGGATCCACTGCGAACAACTGGTCCCAATTGGGCTCGGCCGGGAGCATGTTGGCGACGTCCTCCTCATAATCGCGCCGCGCTTTGTCCCACTGACCCCAGCTTTGTTGCAGATAACCCTGGTTTTGTTGCAACTCCTGGCTGACCTGGTTGAGGTGAGCCAGGCGCTTGTGGAAGGTCTGCTCGCGACTGTAACCCCGCAAGGCCTCCTCGACAGTGACGTGGAACGTCTCACCATCCGCAGTTACCTCGAATCTTTCGGCCTGGGAGTCGCGCTCGGATTCCCCTTCGGGCACTCGCTCGTCGCCCTGGGCCTGGGTGAGCTCGTCTGACCGCGGAAGGTCGTCGGTTTCGGCGGCGATGGCCCAGAAGTCTTCCGGCTCATCCTCGGCTCCTGGGTGTCTGTCGTCGGCGGCGGCATCATTGCGCTCCGCTTCATTGGCGCGACGTCGTTCGCCACTCGACCGCCCATCTTCGGCGGACGCGCGGCGGGATCGTGATGAACCTTCGCCGTCTTCCCTCTCCCGTACTCGGCCATCTGCGATATCCCTTTCCAGCGCGCGCAGCCTCGGATTGTCGCCACCGTCGCGCGTGTCTCCGGTGAGCGGATCCCCCTCGAGGGGCCGAGGGGTGAACATCGGTTCCGGCTTAGAAGTCTCGTTAACAGGCTTGCCGCGCCGATCGACCGGCGTGGATTGCGGCGCAACCTCGTTCGAAAACGCGGCTACCGCTTCGTCGTATCCCTCAGGAGGCATGTGCATTCCTCTTCGCCGCCATCGTTTGGGTGGCGATCAAACTGTCGAGCATGCGGGGAAGCGCCTCGAGCACGATCAATTGGGCGCGCAATCTTTTCGTCCCATCATCGTCGGTCTTGGGATCTAAAAGTTCGCCGTACCACTGCGCCTTCAGCGTCGCGCAGGCGACGGCGAATGCCCGATTGTCCTTCAATCCCTGCGCCTCTCGGGCGAGTTCCTTGATGACCTGAGCGTCCTGGGCCTTGATGTCGTTCATGGTCGCGGCCTCGGCTTCATCTTGGCCAGCTGCTGCTGATTAGCCAGCGTCGCACCAGTGATCGCCGCCTCATGGCCGCGATCGAGCGCGTTCTCCTGACTGTCGTGCTCGTGGTCAGCGTCGGCAGTGAGCGCGCCGGCGACAATCTGCGCCCCCTTGACCGCGTGCCCGGTCATCGCCTGGTGATGGCGCGCCGCCATGTCGGTCATCGCCTGAACGTGCTGCGAACCGATCTGGTGCATCTTCTGCATGTGCTGGGTGGCGATCTGGGCCGCGTGCAACTGCGCCTGGTTTACAGCCTGCTGATGCTGCCGGGCGCTATCGTCGGCGGTCTGCTGTTGATCCCCGATGGCGAGCTGATTCTCGGTGTCAGCCTGGTCACTGTCGGATTGGCTCTTCATCAGCGTGGCGCCGAGCTGCCCAAGCTTGGCGATGTGGTCGACATGCGCCTTGTGAGCGTCGACTTGCAGTTTGCCCATTTCGTAGTCGGTCTTGGCGACGAGCTCCTGGTGCCGGAGCGTTTGCTCGGAGAGGAGCTTCTTGGTGTCGAAGTTCTGCTGACCGGCGGCCTTGGCGGCCTCCATCCGGACCTTCTCCATCTGCGCCTGCGCGGCGATGAGATTGGGATCCGGCGGCTTCGGCGCATTGGTGATCGCCATTATCTGCTGCGGCGTCGGCGTACGGAAATAGCGACCGACGTTTTTGACATTGGCCAGCGCCAGCATATCGGTGATGGTGTTCAAGAGCTCCGGAATGCCGCACACCGGATTGGAAAGGCCATAAGTTTGGACGATCAGCTGCTGATCCTGCTTGATCTGATTGAGCGCGAGCATGCGCGTCAGATCGCTGCCCTTACCCAGGTTCGCATTGACCTCGACCGCCATCGAAGCGTCGAAGGTGCCAGTGTCATAAGGGATGTATTTGCCGCGGATCTTGAGCGTGCGCTGCTGATTGGGGTTCTCGCAGATCTCGTTGTACAATCCGCTGAACAAATCCTTGAAGCCGGTTTCGCAGAGGACGCGCGCCACCAATTCAATCCGTTCTTGCGCGCCGTTGATGACCGCCTCCACCCCGATCATAGTGCTCGACTGCAACGCCTTTGGGTCCAAGCCCTTAGCGGCATCGCTCAAGCCCGTGCGCCGCTGCAGAGTCTCGTTGAGCATCTGCAAAACGGGCAGCGCCTGCTGACCGAGGAATGGGGTGTTGGTGAACAGAACCGTCTCGGACGGATTGCCGCGGCTCCGGATGAGCGCGCCTAGATCGTCGTTAAGCGCGTCATCGACGGTCACCATGAGCTCGTTGATGACCGTCTTCGGATTGATCGCTTCCGCCGCGCTGTCGAGAATGGCGCGGGTCATATTAGTTTTTATTCTCTGGATGTCTTCCGTATAATCAGCCAGAGAGTCGCCAACAATCGTGTGGCTCACCGGGTCGCAGGAGAAGAGCGCGAATTTGATCCGGTTGGCCTCTTCGTCGGCGACGATCTGCTGATCGGCGCCCATGGTGCAGATGTAGCGGAGCTCGGGCGTCCCATCGCCGTCCTTGTCGATCTTGATGTACCATTCGCCATACATCACCCCATCGCCAATCCGGGTGCCCATGAAGCGGGCCGGATTGCGCAATTGCGGCTCGACGGTGAACGAGCTCTCCGAGGTCTGGATATGCTCGAGGCAGAGATCGCGGTCGTAACCCATCGAAATCAACTGATCGACCGGAACGATGCGTTCGTGGCCAACAATGCGAGAGTCGCGGAATGTTCTCGCGTAGCGATCCAATCTCATCTCTTCCGGCGGCACGCCGGCGACTTTTATGATTGGTTTCGAGACTTCGAACTCGATCACGCAATGATCGAACACCGGCGGGGGAGGCTGGGTTAACGATGGGGGCAGCGGAGGCGACGGCGCGCCCGCCATCGGACCAGGCGGTGGACCAAGGGGCGGCTGCGGCCCAGTCGCTTGGCCAGCGGCCCCTGGAACCGGCCCCGGAGGAGGAGCCCCTGCTCGAGGGGGCGCTGGCCCAGTGGGCGCGGGAGACGGCATCCCGGCTGTGGGCGCGGGCCCCTGCGCCGCTCCGGTGGGAGGAACGGGCGGCGGCGCAGGGGGCGCTGCCCCTGGCGGGGGAGCAGTCGGAATCTGAGGCGGGGGCTGTTTAACCGGCTTGCCGATAGAAACCAGCTTGGCGTTTGGCTCCTCGGACAGCATCAATTGGATCTGGTCGGCGGTGACGTTAAGAAACGTCTTGCGTCTCGTCTCCTTATGATCGTCGGTCCACCATTTACAGAACCCGGTTTTTACTGTCAGGGCGTCTTTGATCGCGCCGTATAGGATCAAAAAACCAGGATTGTCGTTCCAGAATGTGTAATTGACGTAATCGGTGCCTTGCTCGGCAGTATCGACCTCTTCCTGGGTCCGCGGCACGAGAAAGACCGGGCTCTCCGAAGCTCCGAAAAGTCTGATTAGGCTGGGCACCATCATCATCACCGCATCGCGCACGTCGGTGGAGACGTAAGTCGAGCGATTCGGTGAGTTGGTGGTGTCTTTATTTAAGATTTCGCCCAGTGTGGCGTTAGGATCTTCGCCGATATAGGGCTGGCCGGGATTATAGGGGCCGATCCACGGTTCGTATCCGTAGTAATAGAGCTGAGCGTTCTGGCGATCGATGGCGAGGAAAGAGTTTTCGTAATCCTTGGAGTCGCTCATCATCGAGCGAACGTATTGCTTATAGCTCTCCGGATCCTTCGGATCGTAGGCCGAAGTGCTAGGAGCGGTTTGGTCCTTGAAAGTGGTAGAATAGCCTCTCCACTATTCGCTCCTTTCTACTTCTTCGACCAGCGAGCCGCATTGGCGGCTCGCGAGCGCGAACGTTTCACTTCAAGGGACAGATTCTTCGCTCCGCGCCGGATTCTGTCCGAGCGCACATCAGCCGGGATGTCGGCTGCGTTTTCGCGCGCTGTCGCCCAGCGCAAATGCTCGCCGTTCACACAGAGGCCGCCAATGCAGCCATTGGGCGTGTCGTGCGCAGCATGATGTTTCGGAGTTGGAGGCGGACCATGCGCCTCTTCGCAAACGACGCGCGGAACCCGCACGACTTTGCCATTCCAGCCTACAGTTCCCTGCAAAGATTTAGGGTTGCCAGCGAGCGCCGCCATCCAGCGATAGCACTCGCCATCCTCGACCCACTTGTCTCGGTGCCGTTCAAGTAGGTTGAAAATCACTTAGTCGATCCACCCTCAGATCGACCCCCGCGCGCTGGGTCTAGCAGCGCGCGGTTCTTTTGTGAAGATTACCGCTGCGGCGTCGGACGCGCCGGCGGACGACCCCCAACCCCTCCAGCTGGCGGCTGGCCCGGTGGACGTGGCAAC